ACCTATGGTAACCAAGCGGAGCTTGGGTATGTATAGATCATATATATAACCATAGGTATATCGTTTTCCACAGGCAGGGCTGCGCCCAGCCCCCTAAGTTATTTCCATAGGGATTACCATAGGGTCGGCATAGCCGCCCCGTCAGGTTACCAACCGTAGGTTGATGACCCATAGGCCGCGCGCTAGTCGCGGCGGGATATTTAGGGTAGGTGAGATGTATGGCTAAGCCATCGGCGAATAAGTACAAAATCGCGCCAGACTCAACTATCTCGGCCAGCCAGGCCAAGCAGGTCATCGTTGAGATGATTACCAAGGGCTACAGCATCGCAGATGCTGTTAAGGCTACGGGTAAGTCCATCAAGTCCTATGAGTACTACCGCGCCTCAGACGCGCAGTTCAAAGAGGCGGTTGACCTAGCTCGCGCCGTCCAGCGCCGAGACGGCGTGATTAGCGACGAAGACGCGTCCATCAGCTTTGAGGACTTTCGGGCCAAGTACCTCAACTCCAAGACCTTTGACCATCAGCGCAACATTATCTCAATGTTGGAAGAAGGCAAGCCTGCGTGGGTTCACCCCAGCATGACCTACGAAGAGGGCTTTCCCAACTACGTCCTGGTGAACATGCCCCCTGAGCATGCCAAGTCGATGACTGTCTCTATTGACTACATCACCTACCGTATCTGTATAGATCCGAACATCCGTATCAAGATTGTTTCCAAGACCTTGACAATGGCTAAGGACTTTCTCTACGCTGTTAAGCAGCGCCTGACTCAACCAGCCTACGCTGAGTTGCAGCGTCGCTATGCTCCTGCCGATGGTTACAAAGAAGCGGCAGATAAGTGGACGCAGGATGCGATTTACCTAGAGCGCGACTCGGGTGAAAAAGACCCTACGCTACAAGCGCTGGGCATCGGCGGACAGATTTACGGTGCGCGTGCTGACTTGATTGTTCTGGACGACTGCGTGACCTTGGCTAACGCCAACGAATACGAAAAGCAGATTCGCTGGATACAACAGGAAGTTTTAACCCGTGTCGGTCCCACAGGCAAGATTCTTGTCGTGGGTACTCGCGTCGATCCGATTGACCTATATCGCGAGATGCGTAACCCTGACCGTTATCCAGATGGCACATCGCCATGGACATACTTGGCTATGCCAGCGGTTCTTGAATTTGCCGACGACCCAAAGGATTGGGTTACCCTATGGCCACGAAGCGACAAGCCGTGGTTAGGTGACGATGCGAATATCGGGCCAGACGGATTGTATCCGCGCTGGGATGGACATAACCTACGCAAGCGTCGCGGTGTTCTTGACCCAAAGACATGGGCCATGGTCTACCAGCAGCAAGACGTGGAAAGCGAAGCAGTCTTTTCGGCTGAGTGTGTTCGCGGTTCCGTATCGGGCATGCGAGCCATTGGGCCTTTGCTACCAGGTGCGCCTGGTCACCCACAACATTTAGGCAGCAGCTACACCATCTGCTCTATGGACCCAGCTATGTCGGGAGATACATTCTCCATCGCCTACTCAGGCGACAAGACAACAGGCAAGCGGTACATCCTAGAAGCATCACGCATGCCAGCTCCTACGCCCCAGCGTATTCGCGAGTTGATCTTTGAATGGACAGACAAGTATCGTCCATCGGTCTGGGTGATTGAGAAGAACGCATTTCAGTTGTTCCTCACCATGGACGAAGAGATTAACCGCTTCCTTGCTTCACGCGGCATACGCCTCGTTCAGCACTATACAGGTGCAAACAAGATGGACGCTGAGTTTGGTGTTGCTTCAATGGCACCACTGTTCGGCACCATGGACAAGCTTGGTGCGCATATGAAGAACAACCTTATAGATTTGCCACGGTCCGACAATGAAGGCATTAAGTCGCTCATAGAGCAGCTCATCACGTGGGCACCTGGCACTAAAAATAAGCAAGACGGCTGCATGGCCCTCTGGTTCGCGGAAACGCAGATGCGTGACTACATCAACCAGTCGGGTGCTTACGGCCACTCCTTTGTGAAAAATCCTTTTGCTACCAGATGGCAGAATGAAAATCGCAAGGTAATTAACCTAGAAGAATATCAACGACGACAAGAACAGCAAGCGGCTAACGGGGGGTACTTATAGTGCTAGAGATTGACGTAATCTCGGACAAGCTCAAAAAGCTTCGTGCGCATTACTACGCTCGCGATACTCGCTACGATGATCTGCTGGCTATCCGTCAGGGTAAGCTTGACCAGGTATTCCCTGGCATGTTCTCTGAGGACTATCCAAAGCCAATGATTGCCAACTTCATTGACGTTGCTGCTCGCGACGTTGCTGAAGTTATCGCGCCTCTTCCTGCCTTTAACTGCATGACGACTAATACCGTCTCGGATGCAGCCCGCCGTCGCGCCGACAAGCGCACCATGATTGCCGCTGGCTACCGCGACACATGCAACCTTCAGACCATGATGTACTCAGGTGCTGACCGTTACTTGACTTTTGGTTTTCTTCCATTTTTGATTGAAGCTGACTACGAGAATAAGCGACCAATGATTCGCATTGACTCGCCTATTGGAGCATACCCAGAGTTTGACCGCTTTGGTAAGCTTATCTCCTACAGCAAGCGCTACATCAAGACAGTTCGTGAATTGATTAACGACTTTCCTGAGCATGAGAACATCATCCGCGGTCAGTACGAGAACCGCAACTCTGAACGCATGCTGGAGATGTATCGCTACCAAGACAAGGACCAGCTCGTCCTGTTCTTGCCAGAGCGCAACAACTTTGTTCTCTCAAAGGTTGCTAATGACCTTGGTGAAATTCCTGTCGCTATCGCGCTTCGTCCTGGCGTTGACTCAGACGAGCATCAACGTGGACAGTTCGATGACATTATGTGGGTACAGGTTGCCCGTGCCCGCTTCGCGTCACTCTCGCTAGAAGCAGCGCAGAAAGCAGTACAAGCACCATTCGCTTTGCCATCAGACGTTAACGTTCTGGAGATTGGCCCAGATGCGACTATTCGCTCTGCCAACCCACAACAGATTCGTCGTGTGGATCTAAACATTCCACCTGGCATTTTCCAAGAGAACGAAATTCTTGACCAAGAAATGCGTACTGGTTCACGTTATCCAGAAGGTCGCCTTGGCCAGCAGTCAGGTTCTATCGTCACTGGTCGTGGCGTACAGGCACTCATGGGTGGCTTTGATACTCAGGTCAAGACTGCACAAGCTGTCTTTGCTGAGACATTCAAGGAAGTTATCCGTCTATGCTTCATGATGGATGAGAAGCTATTCGGTGATGCTACTAAGGAAGTACGCGGCATTAACGCTGGCGCTCCTTATGCCATTACCTACACTCCAAAGGAAGATATTAAGGGAGATTACTCCTGCGATGTGACCTACGGCTTGATGGCTGGTCTTGATCCAAACCGTGCATTGGTATTCGGCTTGCAAGCCCGTGGCGATAAGCTTATCTCACGCGACTTTTTGCGTCGTCAAATGCCGTGGGAAATGAACGTCACCCAAGAAGAAGAGCGCGTTGAAGTAGAGGAATTACGCGACAGCCTGATGGCTGCCGTTGCTTCCTATGCTAATGCACTTCCGCAAATTGCTATGCAGGGTGGTGACCCATCCAAGGTCATTACAGCAATAGCAAAAGTTATTCAGGGCCGCCAAAACGGCAACCCTATTGAAGAAATTATCACTAAAGCATTTGCTCCAGAACCTGCACCCGCACCACAGCCAGGAGAAGAGCAAGCTCAGCCAGCACCAGGACAGCAACCTGGGCAACCACCAATGGGTATGCCTGCCCCACAACAAGGCCAAGGTGGCTCTGCTTTGCAATCTCTACTCGCTGGCCTATCATCTTCTGGATCGCCGCAGCTTGCTGCGTCATTATCCAGACGCTCACCAGCCTAACGTTACTGGCGAGATAACCAATCCCTATAGGAGAATAACAATGGCAACAAAGTCAAAGCTCGGAGCATCTGTTCCAAAGCCAGCATTGCAAGGTGGACACGGTTCATCTGCTGCTGTTACACAAGGCGTAAAAATCCAGAAGAAGGCTGGCCCAGCAAAGACTGGCAAGTCTGACATTAAGTACAGCGTACAACCAGCAGGAACCAAAGGTTCAAGCAAGGGCGCTAAGTAAAAATTGGATAACGAAGACAGCGACGCGTTTTATGAACCGATTACATTCTGGGATGTAGTCGCTGTCTTCACCCATCTTATTAAGGATTTAGTCCTTAGTTTTACCAAGTTTTTTGATGTAATGGAGCAAGTGTTCTTACATCAAGCAAATGTCGTGGCTAGCCGCAGGGCTTTTCACGATGATGTTGTCCGTACCATTGAGACTATTACAGAGGGTGAGTGATTATGGCAGGCAAAGGCGGCTATCAAGCTCCAGCTAAACCAGCTATGCAATCTGGCCCAGGCTCATTAAGCCAACGCACCGATGGCGGACCTGCATCTAAGCAAGCAATGCGTTATGTATCTGGCATGCCTAATTACGGCGACGGTACAGACATGATGCAGATCCAAAGCGGTGCCCCGATGGCTGCTACGCCATCTCCACGCCCAACATCGCCATCTCAGATGGCTCAGGCAGCACAGCAACAGCAGCAACCAGCGCAGCCACAACAACCATCAGTTGTTCCATTGACTGCCCCTACACAGCGCCCAAATGAGCCAGTCACTACTGGTGCAGCAACTGGAGCTGGCGCAGGACTATCTGCCATTGGTATTCAACCAGGACAGGTTATTACCCCTGGAGCATCTGCCAAGCAGGTTGTTCAATCAGCAGCTATGCATCCAGATGCTTCTCCAGCATTGCAGCGTTTAGCAACATTATTAGGAAAGTAGTTTATGTCACAAACTACACCGCTACCTTCATCTGGTGGATCCATTGATTTGGCCAACCAGATTGCTAATTCGTACCCTCGCGCAGACGCTAGCGTAAAAGCTGCCGCCATTGCTTCTGGCAACCCAACAACAGCTAACGCTCTTGGCGCAACTGATTCTGTTGCCCAGACCGCAAATGCTGTCAACACACACCTCAACACTTACAGTTCGCATGGATGGTTTAATAGCATCCTGACCGACGTAAAAGATGTTGCTGGTGCTGTCACTGGCTTTATCGGAAAAGCCCCCGTTATTGGAACTTTGGCAAACTGGGCTAGCAAGCCTTTGCAAGAAGTTCAAAAAGATTACAAGTTTATTCATAGCCTTTGGGCAGACCACGGCC